TTAACTCCCTCCATCCATGGAGAGTATACATAGTTATTAGCGATTGATTTACTTGTACCATTAGATCCCTTCGTCGCCGGAACCCAGCAACCGCATCCCTCATCCATAGCTCGTTTATTCTGTATCACATCATTTTTATTAAAATTATATTTTAGAGATACATAAGAGGGATATTCAGTATTCTCCTCTAATAAGGTTTCTCTATTACCAGCGTACACCCTCAGCGATGAAAATAAAGAGTGAGCGCCTATCTCAGCGTCCAATTGTAGTCGTGTGGGGTATACATCACCAGCACTCGTGTCATTCGTAATAATAGCGTCAAATTGTAAATAACAATCTTTACCAGAAAAATATTTAATAGATGGAGGAATATAAATCCCTACTACTTGATCTTGTTTAAATGATAAACCATTTTCAGCACTAATACGGACATCGCTCTGGGCGATATTGATTTTACCTTCGCTCTGAAAAAAACTCATATTTATGATATAATAAATATTTAAAAAAAAATATATAAAAAAAATCAAAAAGGGAAATTCTTTAATCTAAATTGACATTAACCAATTTTTATATCTCTTTTTTATTTCTTAATTTCTTTAATCTAAATTGACATCTATATATCTGGTTAATGTCAATTTAGATTAATTACCCCCAAGTGAGCCACTTATTCATATCTCTCTCCTCTTTCTTTCTTACTAATTCGAGAACCTCTCTAACTTCTTTTTTTAATTCACTCATATCCTTCATAATTTCTTTTATAGATAAATCTATCTCCTTTAATATCTTATTATTATCATATATTTTTAAGTTTTTTTCTCTTACATCTCCCATGGTTTCGATATGATTATATCTATGTTTTAACATTTATATAAATATTATATAAAAAAAATAATATATCTATGATATTATATAAATGGAATACGAAGACATACAGATATTAGAATGTAATAATTTATCATCAGTACAATATCAATCCGGAAATCAAGATAGTAACGCTTTATTTACTTGTAAGATGGGTGATAATATACAACTTAAAAGAGGTGATAAAGTAAATCTCGAATATTGTTACATAAATGAGAAAGGGTGTGGGCTCCCTTCGGCGATAGAAATAGTGGGGGATTATATTAGAGATGGTAAAGGTAATATAGTTAAAAAAACTTATCAAGGAATTTCTGTCGTCGAACCGGTAGGAAACTTAACAATAGAACAACAATTATCACTCACTACTCACCCTTACGAGACTATTACACCCACAGACATCACGAAAGAATTAAGAAGCGACACCATGTATATCCCCATAAATTATTATACTTGTTTAAACTGCGAGAATACATTAATCGTACCTCGAAGATACGCTCATGAGAACCAGACATTTACATCTACTACTGACCCATCAACTAAACCTTATTCATCAATCATAAATGAGAGTTATAAAGTATGGACTACGGAGGACACAATCGCCACCGGTAAATCATATTATCCCATAGGAAGTAATGAAGATGTAACCGGTGCGGTTGATAATTTTTCTATATGTGATGCCGACCATCAATTATATTTCGGTGGTAATGACACAGAGATAGGAAATACTGGGAGATTTCATTACCCGGGAGTTAAAGGATACTGGAAAGTTAGACAAGATGGATCAAGGATGACACTAATGGCGAGGGAGAGTACCATTTTCTCTGGTATAACTTATGACGGAGTTAATTATTCTGATATGTTCTCTCATTTATCCGGTGAAATATTCTCTTTTAATTATCATATTTACACAGAATTAATGGAGATAAAATTAAATGGAGGATATAATACAACTGATTTTATCGCTACATCTATAACTCAACAATTACAAGAAGTAGAAACAACTGAGCTACACTATGTCATGGATGGGAGCGGTGCTAATGCTACACCACAAGAACACCCTTTCACAAGAACAACAAACACAAAAACACTAAAAGCGTTTAATAGTGCTTGGACTGGTGGGATGCGTTCTGATAATTATACACATTTTTTAGGAGGTGGAGATGTAGATGAAGGTATAAAATATTATCAATCTCACGAATATATAGGAGTAAAAAGACCGGAGATCTTCGTCGCTGGTAGGAAGTGTAATACATGGAACGCCACAGATTTAATGATACAAAATACAATCGTAGGACACGCCGTAAATCCTAACACGACAGACCATATCATAACGAGTTATGAATGGACTGACGATAATTTAGTTAATTTATCTAATTTATTTATAGAACAAGGGAAATATCCAGAGTTATTCGATGTAAAAAATCATCAGTATTTCGGTAATGGTGAGGATAAAAATGTTAATACTTGTAGATTTCTTCATATAAATAGATATAATAATGTATCTGGTGATATTGGTAATAAATTAGGATGTGATAATCGTGTAGACAAGGGGAAAAATCTATCATCTATGCCGGTATTTTTTAAATATGATAAAAAATATGAAGGAATAAAAACAAACGGAACCAGTACAACCGAGTTATCTTATGGTTATGCTACAAAAACAGAAGTAAACGGATCATATTACATAACACTACATCCAGAGCTGGTGGGTGGTCTCCCTTCATATATATTTAAATATCAACCTGCTAATACAATAACATTAAACACGACACAGATAGGATGGGATTGGAATTGGAACTCTTACTCTTCTGTTGTATGTCTTTTATGGGCGGGATATATGAAGATGATGGGAGATGGTGTTTCATCTGTCGCCGTGGAAAATTATGAATATGATAGAACACAATATCCATCTAATAATCACCAGTTTATAAGTGAGATTATGTCAAAAGTTTATGTAGGAAGTGATAATAGTGCTGTCGTTGTAAATGATAATCATTTCGGTTTCGAATATTTACACATGACCGAAAATGTAGGACAGAGTGAGAACGCTGGGGAGACAAGTGATATAGATGGTACATCTAATTTAAATCCTATCATAACAGATGCCGGAGATGAGGTTTATAAGATAAACAAGAGATTACATAATTGGAATTGGTGTGCCGATGCGAGACCTTATAATGTTTCAGAACATACTTACGATGTAGAAGTAACCCCTCAATTTACGATGGATCAACAATACTCAGAGTCGGATAAAGTTGTTACATTAAAAGGAACGGCGACACAAGTAATAAAACCATTAAATAAAAATATAACACCATTTTCGGTGATGGATGCTCATGGAGGTATAACTATGTTATTAGGTGATAGTTATGATAAGGAATATTGGAAACAAGGTCTCCTCGGTGTGTTAGGTTTTACATGGGAACAATTTAATCCCTCTACGATTGATGGGACAAACAATAGGACTGCTCGTGTAGATTATAGGAATATAAATAATTTAAAATATGTAACAACTAACTCACAGATAGTTAATACAGATATTAAAAATTATGTTATGAATAGATACGGAGGCGTTATGTATACACCACAAGTACCATCCCCTATATCTCTTTTAGGATGGGGACAAGATGGCGTCCCCGGTCCTTTATATCAGTATAATAGAGTTTATGAAATAATGCCGATAATCGTAGAACAGACACAATCAATCACTATAAATGGATTAGATGTAGCGAGATCCATGATAAGACCATATTATACTATAAGAAGCGATTTAATCTTACAAGAAAATAATAAATATATAGGAGGAATGAATGGAGGCGACCGGCTCCCTGTCATCGCCGTCATTAATAAAGAGAATGGAGATGGCGACTATTATTTTTCGAGTGAAAGTCCTTTAACATTTACAATAACACAGAATATAAACCTCACATCTATCACTACATCAATTCACGACCCTAACCAGTCTTTATCTAAACTGGGTGAAGGTTCGGGAGTAGTTTATAAAGTAACAAGAGTGAAAGAATTAGACAACGGAATAATCGAAGAAATTTTAAATCCTAAAAAAAAATAGTTAATATATTATAAATGAGTGAAATTGATTTTAATAATGTTATAGAGATTAACATGATAAAAGATATAATATTATCAAGTGATAGTAAATATAAATTAAAATTGATTCATTATATAGATGAGATGATTTCTATAATAAATAAGGAGAAGGTTGTATTCGTGGATTATCTTGATGGTACAGATGAAAGTGAAACAAGTGAAGAAGAGGAAGAAGATGAGAAATGGGATTAATCAAAATATTTTATCGTATCTAATAAAGAATAATTTTTATGATTTTTTTTATTTATCTTTTTATTTAAGAATATATAATGTTTAAGATAATTTAAAACATTATCATAATCTCTTTTATATTTAATCTCTAACATATTATATTTATAATTTATATGTATTATTTTAATTATATCATCTGGTAAGTTTAAAGAATTTATCTGATGTATTTTTTTATACATTATTAATATAATGGAAGAAAAAAAATTATACTCACCATTCGTCTCAAAAGCGAGACATAAAAAATATTCTGTATATGTTAAGGGAGCTAATGGTAAACCTAAATTAATTCATTTCGGTGATAAGCGATATGAACATTATAAAGATAAGTTAGGACATTATAAACATTTAGATCACGGCGATAAACAGAGGAGGAAGAATTATTATTCTCGCCATGGAGAAGCGACATCGAAGGATAGTGCTAAATACTGGTCTCATAAAATATTATGGTGATAATCTAAATTGACATTAACCATTTTTAGTATCTCTATTTATCTTTATAAAATCCTTAATCTAAATTGACATATATATCTATGGTTAATGTCAATTTAGATTAAATCTAATATTATGTCATTAAAATACTCATTTATCTCCATAAATCTAATAAAATGTATATATTTTAATTAGTTTTATGTATATTTATGGTCTATTTAGAAATAAAATTATAATTTTATTTCATTTTTAGGTCTATTTTAACACTATTTTAGATTTATAGGTCATTATTGGAGAGAAAATCAATAAATATTAACATAATTTTAGATTTATAAATTAAATTATGAGTATATACCTCATAAAAAAAAAATCCTATGATAAAATTATTTTTTTCTATAATTGTTTTATCATACATTTACACGATATTAAAAAATACATATTTTTTAGATTATTTTTTTATTTCATTTTTATATTTACTTTACCTTTTGGGAGAACTTCCTTGATCCATTCTTCTTGTAGTTGTTTTAAGTTATTAATCCCTTTAAGTTCTCCCTCTTGTAATGATTGATATTTTCTAACCAGTTTAGAGATCTTCTTTCTATACTTGGGGGGTGCTTCTCCCGTATATAAAGTGAAACCGAAACCTACTCCCATCTGTTCATCATAAGCGTCAATACCTTCGAGAAGTTTTCTAAAATCGGTAAAAGGTAAATCTTTATTAAGTAACATGACTCCTGCGTTGTATAAGGTTTTTTGTCTTACATCTTTATTTATTTTCTTTATATCCTCTGATGTTAAAATCTTATATAGTTCATCGATTTTGGATTCTTGTGCTGGTGCTGGTGCTGGTGCTGATGCCGGTTCTTGTACCGGTTTCTTTATAGGCGTCACCGGTTCCTTATCGTTTTTTGATTTCTTTTTGACATATATATTCATTAGTGAAATAAACTTATCCCATTTAAACGCTTCATCACCACGATAATCAGTTATTTCATCTAATATGTTATATATCTCATCACCCTTCTTATCTTTTGTATCGAGACTATTATATGCCGTGAGGATTTTTGTAATTGCTTCTTTTACTCTGTCTATGGTTATAGGGTCTCCATCCTCATCAACCGATTTATCATTTTTTTTCATGTTAAGATATTTAATCATTTGAGGGATTGTAGATTTTTTCCCTTTTAAAACACTCTCCTCCGGTTCATCTTTCTTCTTGGGTGCTGGTTTCTTCTTGGGTGCTGGTTTAGATGCTGGTTTCTTGGGTGCTGGTTTGGGAGCTGGTGCTGGTGCTGGTGCTGGTGCTGGCGCTGGTGCTGGTTTCGATGCTGGTTTCTTGGGTGCTTTATATTTTGGTTTATCTTGTTCATCCTTCTTCTTCTTTATCATATCAACCTTTTTCTGTATCTCTCTCCCCTTGTTTATAAGTTCTCTCCTTTGGTCTTTGTCCTTTTTCTTTTTCTCCTTCATCCTCACCTCTCTCATCTCCTTCTTTTTCTGTACCTCCTCTGGGGATGGTGGTGGTGGGAGGTTTACTTCTTTTGGTTGTTTCTTGGTTTTCTGTGAGAATGTCGCCACTAATTTTTTATTTACATGGTCTATCTTATAACCTTTACTCTCTATGATTTTAACGAGTTCCGGTTTCTTTACCCCCTTCGGTATTTTCATACTCATAAAAGCGTCATATTGTTTAACTAATTGTTTTAACTCGTTTAACGACAGCTCCTTAACTTTACTGCTCATTTATTTTATAATATTATTATTTATTTTTTTTTGATCCTCATATAATTTTAAAAGTTTTATATATTTTTTATTAAGTTCTTGTAATCGTTCAATCTTTTCTTTTCTTGTTTCTTCTCTTATATATATCTTAATGAGTACCTTATTATAAAATGTTACTCTTTTTTTCGACCTTGGACGAGCCATACATTTCATTTAAATTATTTTCTAATTATAATATATATAATAAAGATGCCGAAAAATAATACGATAATACATAAGACATTTTCTAAAAGGGATTTATTAAAATTGATAGATGATTTAAAAATAGATATAGGATTAACTGAGAAACATTCTAAAACTGATGTAGCGAATTCATTATGGGATTTATTAGTTAAGATGGATTATTTAGACATACCGAAAGATAATAAATATTTAGTTAATGATTTATACCAGTTAAGAAAGTTTTTAAAATGTCCTAACCCACGAAAACCATTATCAGTTAAAGATAAAGATAAATATATCTTAATCGCTAAAAAAATAAATCATTATTGTGATAATAAATATGATATTAATTCATCAGTATATAGTGATATAAGAAAATTATATGATGACGCTGAATTAATCGCCCCTCATGGAGACATCCCTATTGTAAGAAAAACTATAAAAAAATTAATGAGTGATCCTAAAAAATTATATAATATTAATCCTATTATTTCTCCCCATGTATTACACGATATAAAAATTAAACAATCTTTATGTACTAAAACATCACATATAAAATGTGAAGTTAAACACGGATTATTTATCCTTAATTTTGATTAAAGGAAATTTATATCCTTATTTAAGTTCATCTTATAACAATACCATAGACAATCGAAAGTCGCTGATGATTTAAGTTCTTTATCGAAGTTATATCTCTTTTTAGGGATTAATATCTGTATCTTATCTTTATAAGGTTTAAAATAATTATAACATAAAGTAGAGACCGGCATTATTAATATAAATGGTTTATCTATCTCTATTAATCTCTCTAAAATCTTTCGTTTTATAGAAAATGGGGGATTATCTACAATAATATCGTAATCTGGTGTATATTTAAAAAAATCTTTATCTTCATGTATTATATCATATCCTAAATCTTTTAATTTATGGTCTCCATTAAAATAAAAAGGAGACCATATTTTTTTATCTTTTGGTATGTAATCTGTAATCTCCTCCCATATTTCTATCGGTGTTATACAATCATCGTATTTACTCGGGGAGTAATGGGAATAAGTCGCCATTTATATTATATATAAAGATTTTTTTTTATTCTATAAATATTAAATCCTTGGTAAATCCATTTTATAAAAATAATACTGAATACCATAGGGAGGAGTATATCCTTTTTTTGGATTTGTTAAATGTGTAAAGGTTGGTCTTGTAAAAGGTACTATTACTTGTAAATGGTCTTTAAATAATCGCTGAAACCATTTCATTAATAATACTTTACTAAACGCTATTAAGATAAAAGGTTTATCTAATTCTTTTAATCTTAAACATATATCTTTCATTTTAGAAAATGGGGGATTATCCACGACTATATCATACTCGGGAGTATAACTAAAAAAATCTTTATCTTCATGTATTATATTATATCCCATCTCTTCGAAATATTCTTTCTGTTTACCATCACAGAAGAAGGGAGCCCAGATGATTTTATCTTTTGGTATAAAGTCTTTAATAATCTCCCATCCTTGTTTATCTGTCGCATAATTATCTGAATCTTTATCATTAGTAAAACTCATTTTATATTATATATAAAGATTTTAATTTTAAAGAATTTCTCTAAAATTATTTTCTATGTTTAAGTATAAATAATGGATCAAGAAAAATATAAAAGAGATTTAGAATTAGGTGAAAAAAGTGAGGATAGTTCTATGGTTTTTTTAGAGGAGATATTCGGTGATTTATATAATTTAAGAACTGATTTAAATGATAGATTTAATAAATATGATTTTAGGAGTAAAGATAAACCTTTAAAGGTAGAATTAAAAACGAGGAGATGTAAGTTTGGAGATTATCCGGATTTACAATTCGAACTCGGGAAAATAGAGGATGGGATAAGATTTTGTAAGAATAATAAAGATGGGAGATGTTTTTTTATATGGAGATGTATTTATGATGGTTGGGGTAAAGAGGGGTTTTATTATTGGGAACTGAAAGAGGGTGAATGGTTTAAAGGTTGGGGAGGAAGAAATGACAGGGGGATTGATGAGTGGAAGATATTATGTAAGATAAAAAATGAATATATTAATCCTCTGTTTTCACATATACCGATTTTATAGTGTCAATATCAGTACCCATCTTGTTAGATAATTCTTGTTCTTTTTTCTTAACATCTTTAAGTAAATCACTCGCTACTATTTTTCTTATCATAGTTGTAGAGATACTTTTATTTAAATATTTTTTTGATGTCTTTATGAGTAATTGAGATATAGCATTTCTACTCATAGGGAATAAATTATCACTATCTCCATTCTTTTCTATCGCTCTTATATACATTCTTATTATTTTCTCTAATGGTTTAGTAGCATATATGACCTTCTCTTTATACTTCTTACTCGTCTTATAATCGTTTAACACGAACTTTAATGATGTTTTTTCTATGACAAGATAATTATTGTCTTCTTTTTCTTTATCGGATAATTTCTTATAATCTTTCTGTGTAATCTTCATCATGTTAGAGAGGTCGTTTCTCATAGGGATATTTATGAGTATCTCTAAAATAGTATATACTTGTAATAACTTATATTCTTTTAGTGTAAGTGTTTCTTTCTTTTTTAATTTTGGAAGGTCTAAATCATTTTTTATTTTATCTATCATATCTCGTAGCTCATTTAACTCTATGAAATTATTTTTCTGTTTTTCAGAGATTATCCCCGATTGTTGATTCTCTAAATATTTCGAATTAAGTTCATCTCTAATCTCATTATATTTTTTTATAATATCATCATCTTTATCCTTACTCATTAAATAAACTATGATAGAATTGTAATAATTTCTCTGAGTTGTAAAATGTTTATCTTCTAATTTTTCACTCACATTTTTTACATTCGATAGAAATGATAAATCATCTTTATTAAATAATTTCATTAATTTATTAAGATTAGAAACATACATTTTAATCGTAGATGGTTTCACATTTGGTCTCGCTTTCGTAATTATTTCGGTTAGATTTTCTGTCATATTTATACTTAATATTAGATTTTTATTTCATGGATTTATTTAATAAAAAGGGATTAATCTAAATTGACATTAACCATAAATATAGATGTCAATTTGGATTAAATAATTTAAGAAAAAATATAAAAAATTGGTTTATGTCAATTTAGATTAAGACCAGAATACCTCTAATTGTCCGTTATTAAGTGTAGCGTACCTTAATTGTTCTTGGTAAACCTTTTGGAGATAAGAGGCATTCTTTAAACCTTCATCGTCTCCCGCTTGGGTCGTGGCGTTCATAGTAATCTCTATACCCTTCGTCCCCACTCTTTCACCACGATTAAGTCTAAATCCTTGATAGAATTGAGATGATCTTAATTGGTCTTGGGTTCGTCCGTCATAGTGATACTCACCACCATCGGCGGTATTTGGTAGGAACATGTCTTGTCCGCAGTATAATTCATCTGGGATAAATACTTGTTTCATTTCGGCATCTCTTAAATTGTGATAGTGTCTCGCATTATTCTTAACATTTATAGGGAATAAAAATCTTTCATTATAAAATAAATTACTCTCTAATTTACCGGTACCTTCTCCGTCTTTCTTCATCCCCTTCGCTTGATATTTATTTAAAATACCTTTATCATCAGCATCAGTCCCCGTGGGTTCGTAAAAAGCATATACACGAGTAACAATTCTACCAGCACCTCCTATCTGTCTAACATTAACCTTGGAATTATCAGTATTATCACTCGCACTCTTTATGTTCTGTCTTGATAATACATAATCGAAATACTGGAAGGTGAGATCTTTATTCATATTCGCCCATTTATCCATTTGTCCGGGATAAAAAATATGGTCGCTCACCAGCTCACATACACTCTGGTCTATTTTAAACTCGTGTCCAGTTTCTCCCTCATCCTCCTTTGATAAAGACATCCTACCGGTAGAAGTGAGTTTAGTAAAATAAATCTCTATCTGTACTCTATCACTACCGAGCATGAAGAGTGGGATTTGATTACCAGACTTTAAGAAGGGGAAGAGGTCGAATAACTTAACCGAAAAGGTTGGATTTAGTTTATTTCTTGTAGCATCACTAAAAACGCAGGTAGAGTTTTTGGGAGTAAGACCAGCACGAGCGTTGGTTGAGTTAGTCCCTCCGTATTCTTTACCATTCTGTAATCCTATTTTATTAACATAGTTATACTGGTCGAACTTATTACTCGTAGCACTTGGGTTCTCATATATCGCTCCCATAGTCATACAGCGTCCAGATAAATATTGTTCTTTTTCTAACATAACAGAGGGATCAATAAAAGATGATTTGAGAGCATGGAAAGAACCATAGTCCTCCATATCACAGATGACACGACCGGAACTCGTTTTTAAAACCGCTCTATCAATAAGAGAGGCGACACCCACATTAATCGGGAACTGGGCTCGTTTTATTGTCGTGATTGTTTCTAAACCGAGAGTGATAGAAGATGTCGGCGATAGGAACCCCTTGGGTTCTAATTCGAACCTCATGAAATCTTGGGAGAAAACGACCGGACGCAGGATGTCGCTTTCTACCTCTTGGGCGGTACTTGTTAATAATTGTGTTAAATTAATAATATCCGGTTGAGAACTTCTATCAATATTGGATTTACTTGTATTCGTTGTCATAGGGTCTTGGGGGGCATTATCATCGTTCATATTTTTATAATAATTAAAATATATAAAAATAGTTTTAAAAGAAATTTTAAAAAAGTAATTTTAAATTATTGTAGAACTTGTATACCATTTTGATTAAATACAACATTAATCTCACTATTTACGAAGATAAAAACAGATTGAGGGGAGTTAGTTGTGAGGTCGAGTTCGAG